CATGACCTAACTGAATCGTATGAATCAACACTTTCCGCACGTGTGCACGTGGATGTCCGCAAAAGGTTGTTTTTTGAAAGTCCGTTACGGGACGAGGGTCTGTAACCTCCATTACCCAATTCAGTTCTTTTAGACAGCTGGCTTTGACGCAGATTCGGCTATGTATTTGGCGAAAGCACCCATGAAATCACCTCCATTGCCTGTGTTGGGAGGTGAAGCTGGATTCGATGGGAGAGTCGCTCCCTTCATCGCACGGCGACCAACTGTGAACAGCAAATACAAGAGCGCAAGGACAATGAGAACGTTGAGGCCGATTCCAAGCCACTTTCCATAATCAAGTGCTTGATCATGAGTCTTGCGGTTGATGTTGATTTGATTGCGAATATCGCTAATCTGCTTGCTGAATGTCCCCACTGAATACTCTAGGTCATCCTTAACAGTTCCAATGTTATCCTTGACGCCGTTCACTAGATCAAGCGTCTGCTGCTGCTGAAGAACTTGGTTGTTGAGGAACTGATACTCGCTAATGAATCGGTCTGTATCCTTCCTAATCTGGTTCTCATGCATCACATTGACTGCATCCGGATCGTCTGTGAGGGCCGAGTATCTCGCGTTCGCATCTTCATCCGATCCGTTCGCGGCGAGCACATCACGAGCCGCGGCATCCACTTTGGCTTTGTGGCTGACCTGAGCATCTGCCTTTTCTCTCTCCTTTTCGAATCGTTCCTTCTCTGCAACGTAGCGTATGTAGACATCTGGGTTCGAGTCTTTTAGTTCGCTGATCGAGAACATCTGCCGGTCGTCTATTTTTCTCGAGACTGCGGCTTGAGGGATAAGGTGTATTGTCGCAGTTGGATCTACCTTGTTTACACACCGCTGAGATCCCTCGAACATTCGAAGTTCATACGTATCCGGACACGCCATCACGCACGACAGGGGTGCAGCGCCATAGACTGTTTCGGTCGGACACTTGAACTGTATGTTACCCATTATTTACTGGAAAGATAGATTGCTAGCGAGAACCCGACACACAATGTGAGGAACGCCACTCCATGAACAATCGATGTTGGTAAAAGGAAGTACTCTAGGAGGGCAATGACCACAAAGAACAGGCAAATCTGTATGATGCGGAGGTTCAGTCCCTCTAGCTTCTTGATATCTAGCTTCGCAGTTTCGACGTCAACGCTTGGCTGCGTGGGAGGGCGCAGAGGCTTGAGAGTTTCAATGGCTTCGGCATACGCACTCGCTACACCATCGTGGGCCTGAACGGTGTCGGTGGTGTTGGGCGCGGGAGTGTTCATTCTCTTTGTGAGAGCAATATAGCTCTTGAGAAATCGGGCCTGTTCATCTAAAAACTCAGTGGGGCGTGCGGCCTGAGCCACCTCGCGAAGCTGGATGAAATATTGATTGTTCGACATGGCCACGCATTTATCGATACCATCGTCTCGAATCGTCTTGAAGTCTGTTGGACATGTGATGATACATACATCCCGACCAGATGCCTTCTCAAATCCAGATGGACAACTCATTACTTATTCGCAACAAACGGTCTGAGGCCACCGAAGATCGTGCTAACGAAGCGAGCATCTCGTGTTGCCTCCTGGCTCTGTCCATTGCGAGCGTACGGCCTGTTGAATGTTGTTTTCGGGTCAATATAGGGGGCAACAGTGGCCGCCATACGGACAAATCGAGTATACTCAGAAGCATCCACACCGCGCATGTGTCGGTTGGTTGTGTCGCGCCCAGGTTCGTAGAAGGATTGCGCGGTCGGCATTTTATTACTCCTACAAGATAATGGTTGGGTGGCTCACTGCCCTTTTGTTTACATTGGTTATGCTCGTGACCATCAAAGCCCGCTCTCAAGAAGGGTTCGATGCAGCAGCACCAAGTGGAGAAGCACTTCTCAACTCGGTTTCACCGGACTATCAAAATATGATCGATGCATACTCGCGCGCATTTAAGGCTTCAAAGACTACAGGTGACCAGACAGCCCTGATACAGGTCAGAACTGCGATCACTGAATATCAGGATCAGATGAGGGAACAAGTTGCATCGAATCAGTTCACAATTCAGACCTTCCTAGACGACTACAAAAATATGAATCCCGAGCTGGACAAGCTTCATCGGCAGGCACAAGTGTTCCGTGACGAGGGACCGAAAGTAGCAGATCAGCTCGCAGCGTCAACTGCCGAACAACCGACTCAGATTGACTATGGTTCGTTGGTGAGCCGAATCGTTGTATTGGTATTGATTGTCGGTGCGACGCTTGCTCTTAACGCGTCCTCACAGCCATGAAAATCAGAGTAAGTGACGTCACAGCAAAAAGAAGTCCGAATAGCTTTAATCCCGTCCCCTGATTGACGTCAATTGACTGGTGAATACGCCGAAGTGTTTCGAGCTTATCGGTCGCCACAAGAAGGCCATTGTAGTCGTGCTGAATCTCCATAATTCTGCGGACTAACTCCTGTTGTTGGTCTTCGGTGCCCGAGCGGGCCGACACTTCAAGCATTTTCGACAGTGAATCTCCCATTGCTCGTTTTGCGGCGGCAATCGCGGTAATCTTCGAGTCATCATTCCGATTGACCGCATCCCGAACAAGGTTATCGTAGATAATCTTTCTCTTTTGGTATTCGGCTTCCAAGTCCGCCATAGTCCCCTCTGATGGATCCATTGTGTCTAGGCAACATTTACGTCAGGCACGCAATACCGGTAATAGATACTCTTGCCCACTGTATCGCTATGACGCGTAATCTCGATGATGTTGCCTGGTACGGCACCAATTAACCTGGCCTGGATATCCTGCGAATCAATCCACGGCATCTGGTCCTCTGGCTTCACGATGCGGTTCTTGTCGAGAACCTCCTTCGCCTCGTCGGGCGTCAGAATGCGGTGAGGTACGGACATGCGATGTGTCGAGATGTCCATCTGAAGCTCGCGCTCATGGAAGAACTGCAGACGCTCCTTAATGAACGTTGACCGAATCAGATTCATCAGGTTTCCAGACGGCTTGGACTTGGATACAACAATCATTCCATTCTTGAAGTCGTTCTGACTCGCATACTCAAGATAGGTGTTCACATCGCGTTCAAGCATCTTATCTTTCTGACTAAAGATCACGAGTACGTCGCCCATCGTATGTGCACTGACGTCCTTCAGTTCAGTTTTGATAGGCTTGGTTTCAGTCGAGAGCTTACGACGCTCAAACAGGGTGCGGAGAGTTGCGAGTGCCTTGTCTTCCATTGTACCCTTTCTACATACGATGGAAAGAGTTCGTTTTTTATTGCCCGAGTAAAACAATGCTTCACATCATCGCTCTTCTCGCAGGGGTTGTTGCGCTTTGGTTCGTATGGACCCTCTCACGATCGGAGAAGTTCCAACCCGAGATGTTAGACCGTAGTCAGGATCAGCGAACGCAGACGGTTGAACACTCTTCATTTGAGCAGCGGACGAACCATATGCCGCGCAACTCGTTTGTCGAAGCCGCTCAGGGTATGGCGACTCCGTTCCGCGTAAACGCATATACAGCCGTCAGGTAAGTGTAGACAATGATACCTAGAGCACTACGAGAACAGCTATGGATCATAAAAGTTGGACGAGTCTTCGAATCAAAGTGTAAGATCGTGTGGTGTGGTAATCGCATGACGGTGTTCGACTTTCAATGCGGTCACAACATCCCCGAATCCAAGGGTGGCGCCACCTCATTAGACAACTTAGTCCCTATCTGCTCACGCTGCAACTTGAGTATGGGAAACCACTTCACGATCGACGAATGGAATGCGAAGTTCGCATCAACGCGGCCTTGGTATCGACGTATTTTCACAGGATGGACATGAGTGAACAATGCATGCGTTTTACATCAACCTAGACCGCCGCACGGACCGACGTGTTCAGGTTGAGCAGGAGTTCAAAGAAAAGGAGATCGAGGTTGAGCGGTTCTCAGCGATTGAATGTACGCCTCCGACGATCGGATGTAATCTCTCACATATCGAAGTGCTACGACTTGCACGCGAACGCGGGTATCCTTCCGTGATGATCTTCGAAGACGACTTTCAATTCGTCATTTCGAAGGAGGAATGGGATGCACAGATCGCGCGCCTTCCAGAGAGCTACGATGTGGTGATGCTTTCGTATAACATGATTCGATCAACTCCACACGATGATACATTCGTACGCGTCCAGGAGGCCCAGACGACGAGTGGATACATCGTACATTCCCGCTTCTACAACACACTCATCGCAACGTGGGAAGAAGGAACAGACTTATTTGTTCAGAATCCAACAGTCCATTGGATCTACATTCTCGATCAGTATTGGAAGTCGCTTCAGCCTATATCCGAATGGTTTGCGTTTAAGAACCGCATCGGCATCCAGCGCCCAAGTTTCAGCGATCTTGCTGGACAATTTGTCGGACACGGTTGCTGATATATCCCTTTTGGAAGTCTGGACTAAAGACTCGCCTCGACAATGCGAGTGCATTGTTCGCAATGATACGTGCTTCGTTATCATGTTCAACCAACCACTGAATCTTCTCAATGAGATCAGAGAGATCATACTGTACGGGGACATAGTTAATCATTGGTTGTAGCTCGCTATCTGCCCACCATCGATTGCCCGGATGGGTAACGATGATAGGAACAGAACCCGTTGCGAAGGCCCATTGCCCGTTTGATGCAGGTGTATTCCCATCAATGACCAGGATATACTTGAACTGTAGTTGTTCAGCTGTGCTCATACGCTCTCCGAAGTGATGATCTGGAATAATGTTATCGTTAATCGGCCAGCCACCGCGAGTGAACCGAACGTCTGTATTCGGGACTCCGTACAGACGCTCAACGACCTGCATTCGAATCGACGGACGGTAAAACCCACTCGATCCCCCGCGCCAAACCGCTATCGGACGTTTCTCAGACCACGGAACGTGTGGAAGACTGAGGCCATGTTCGAACACAGTATCGCTCCACGGCATGAGCAACAGACTGCTGCTCTTGAAGCTCCTTGACGAATGCATACATACAATCGGTCGAGTTCCCGGATGAGCCAATCGAGTTATACCGGCGTACTCTCGACCTGACGTAGTCACACCATCTTCGCGCCCAAGTGATGCGATCATTCGGTCATACTCTTCATCGCCAATGACTCCGTCTGACTTTGGAAAGATTGCCGTAAATGCGTACTGGCGAATACAGTCCAGTACAAACCGATACATCGGACCGCCTATAAACAGGCCACAATCAGGAGATGCCCATGTATATGAGATATCGGGCGGCACAATGACTACGTTTCTCGGGATATGAAGGATCGATGGGCGGTGGTCGGCTGAATACCAATTGATTGGAAATCCCAACGACTCGAGATACGCCCATGTGTTAACCTCCCATGTGAGCTTAGGAAGTCGAGGGTATTCAGTTACATATAGATCATAAAACGCGAGAAGTGACGCTCGATCTCCAAGGAAGAATCCACCGCAGAAACGCCAGTTCACTGCATCCCATGAAACACCCTTTGGCCAACAGCCCGGAAAGAACATACATGTTGGCGGAAGGTATCCGGATGCGAGCGCGCGAAGGTCGTTGGCCGACTGAGGGTCTTTCAGCACATGATATAGATTGAAATCTACCCATGCGTAATGAGTTGAGTCATCTGACTGTATGGCTCGTCTCATAAACTCAATCTTCGCATTCATCAGAATCAGAAAGTTGCGTGTATCATGCTCTTCTGAACGAGTATTGGGCAGCCCCTGTGGTGAGATTGAGTAGAAGTCAAGTTCTTCAAGTGAGATTGTTTCGATTACGCCATTCGTAATGGAAATCTTATCACGGTGTTCTGGACTCACGAATACATGAAGGCGAATACCTGTAGCAACGAGCTGGTTGAAATAGTTGATACGGGCTTCATTTGTCTTGTCCTTGGCTCTTGTTTCATGTAGATCCAAGAACGCAGTAACAAACGTTACGGTCATTGTGGAACATGGTTTTTCATCTGAAAGTAATAATGCCGTTCTCACTGACCGTGGAACTCGTTGGTGGATTGGGAAACCAACTCTTTCAGTTGGCGGCCCTTCTTCAGATTGCGAGGAGGACGAACCGTCTTTCATACCTACAGTCACTCAGCAATCCGTCCCCTCATTCGTCCGTATCTTACTTCGACACCATCTTTCAGACCTTCAAACCACTCTATAGACAGATGAAGCCACTCAACCATATAAATGACCCTAAGTCCTACGCTGACTGGAATATGCTATTGCGAGGATCTATGAACACCGAGTTACGCGGATACTTTCAAGACTGGAGATACATTGATCGCGACTTTATCTCGAAATTGGTGTTCCCAACTACCGTGTTCTCGAAATACCCCGTCCAAAGCGGTATATTCCTTCATATTCGCGGCGGTGATTACGTGGGGAATTCATATCACGATGTTGGGTTGGATGAGTATTATGCACGGGCAATTAAGATGTTTCCAGATGCCCACTTCTTCATCGTAACAAATGATCTCCCCTATGCGATGACTAGGCCGTATTTGACTGGTCTTTCATATACAATCATAGACGAGCCGGAACTCGAGACGTTGTATTTGATGAGTCAGTGTGCAGGTGGAATCTGTGCAAATTCAAGCTTCAGCTGGTGGGGTGCGTTCCTCAATGCGAACCGAAAAATTGTTATGCCTGACCGCTGGTTTGTGGATCGTAGGCTCCCCACTGATGGATATTACTTTCCTGGCGTGATCAAATGTCCAGTGTAGGAAGGGACTTTGGTGGCGGTGGTGGCGGTAGTGTTCCTGCAGTGCGATGAAGAAGAACCTCATCCCATGCGGTTTGGAGAGCGGTGATATGCCTAGGTAGCCAGCCCGGATCCTTCGGGACGAACGCTTTCTTCGTCGAGTTCAGTAACCAGTAGATGAACTGTGGTTCGCGATCAGACACAGTTGTCTGCCATGTAGCGAGATCCATTGTGGCGGGCTTGTAATTCACAGTATCGTCATCAAACACAGCGAACACTCCCTTCTTCGCAGTCGATCGGATCCACTCAGACGAGAAGACCTGCTTGAACCTGAACTCGGCATACTCACACTCATCAATACCAGTGCACTCCATCTGCATCTGCATCTGGTGGACGTATCCCTCCGGGACACCATCGGACTCGGCACGTGAGAATGGGCACTTGAATTCAACCAGTCGGCCGCGGCGACGTACATCGGTCGGGTCAGTGGGGAAGATGATCCCGTCAGGAGATGCGCCGAGGAATGGGTAGACCGGGTGCTGAACGCAGGATACATCCGTGATCGTGCAGTGTGTTTCTTCCTCGTATAACGCCTTCGCAATCGGCTCGAATCGCGTTCCCCAGATCATTGCGCCAACCCCATGTCCGGAGGTCGGCTGCTGCGGCACAAGCTTGCGGAGGATCAAGGACCTACGTGTTTCCCCACCTGCAAAGATCTGATAAACCTCAGAGGCAGTGATCATCTCACCTCGCTTCGCATGCCATGCCGACGTGCGCTGGTCATTCATGCCGTAGATGCGAATGGTTCTCC